TCGTCCTCGGTTCCGATACCGACCCGGATGTGGACGCGGATGACCTCGATGCCGAGGTGCTCGGCTACCTCTTCCACCCCGGCGGCCGCTACTCGGGCCGCGACCCGGAGACGCTGTTGCGCGAGGAGGTCGCGCACTTCGCGCCGATCCCCGACCCGATGGCCTCGTTCCGGGGCATGAGCTGGTTGACGCCCATCGTCCGCGAGGTCATGGCCGACTCGGCGGCCACGGCGCACAAGCTCCAGTTCTTCATCAATGGCGCGACCCCGAACATGGTCGTCTCGCTCGATAAGGACATCGCCAAGCAGGCGTTCGATGACTGGGTGAAGACGTTCAAGGAGCACGAACCGACCGGCCTGGCGCGGGCGTACAAGACGCTCTACCTCGCCGCCGGGGCCTCGGTGCAGGTGGTCGGCACCGACCTCAAGCAGCTCGACTTCAAGCTGACGCAAGGCGCCGGCGAGACGCGCATCGCCGCCGCGGCGGGCGTGCCGCCGATCATCGTCGGGCTCTCCGAGGGCCTCGAGGCGGCGACCTACAGCAACTACGGGCAGGCGCGACGGCGCTTCGCCGACGGCACGATGCGCCCGCTCTGGCGCAACTTCGCGGGCTCGCTCGAAACGATCATGCCGCCCCCGCCCGGCGCCTCGCTCTGGTACGACGACCGCGACATCCCGTTCCTCTTCGAGGACAAGAAGGATGCCGCGGAGGTCCAGGCGGCGCAGGCGCAGTCCATCAAGGCGCTGACCGACGCCGGATACGAGTCGCAATCGGTAGTCGCCGCGGTGACCTCGGGCGACCTGACGCGGCTCAGTCATACCGGGCTCTTCAGCGTCCAGCTCCAGCCGCCGATGCCGGAGGGCCAGCCGCCCGCCGCGACACAGGCCGGCCGCGCGCTGGCCGCGCTCCTCGAACCGTACCTCAACAACGGGAAGTCCTGAGATGCCTTGGGATGTGAAACAGGATGGGCGCTGTCCCGCGGCGAAGCCGTGGGGCGTGGTGAAGCAGACGGATGACTCCCTCGAAGGCTGTCATCCCACGGAGGCCGCCGCACACCAGCAGCAGGCCGCCCTCTATGCAAGCGAGGCCAGCGCCATGACCGATGAGCTACCGACCCGCGCCGAGTGGGATACCGCCTACATCAACGACCTGCCCGACTCCGCCTTCGCGTGCATCGACGACGGTGGCGAGAAGGACGATGACGGCAAGACGACGCCGCGCTCGCTGCGCCACTACCCGCATCACAACGCCGCGGGCGAGCTCGACCTGCCGCATCTGCGCAACGCCCTCTCCCGCGTCGCCCAGGAAGATACGACCTCCTGCGGTCACGATCACCTCATGATGCACGGCAAGGCCGAGGGCATGATGGAAGCGCCGCGCGACACGGCCGAGTTCCGCCCGCCCCGCGACAATCTCGTCCGGGCGCAGCCGGGCGATTTCGAGCTCCGCGATGGCGAGGACGGCGCGATGCCGACGATGGTCGGCCATTTCGCGCGTTTCGGCGAGTGGGCCGAGATCGACTCCGTGTTCGAGGGGCACTTCATGGAGCGACTCGCGCCGGGCGCCTTCCGCAAGACCTTCGCCGAGAACCGTGATCGCATCCGCGTGACCTTCCAGCACGGCAAGGATCCCCAACTCGGGCACAAGGTCCTGGGGCCGGTCGCCGTCCTCGAGGAAGACGACTACGGTGCGCGCTACGAGGTCCCGCTGCTCGACACCGCGTACAACCGCGAGCTCCTGCCGGGCCTCCGGGCTGGCCTGTATGGCTCCTCCTTCCGCTTCAACGCGGTGAAGGAGGATGTCGTGCGCCGCCCGGCGCGCAGCGCCTATAACCCGCAGGGCTTGCCGGAGCGGACCTTGCGCGAGGTCGTCGTGCCCGAGTTCGGTCCGGTCACCTATCCGGCCTACGCCGGGGCGACGGCAGGCATCCGCTCCCTGACCGACGCCTACGTCTTCGATACCTTCACGCGCGACCCGGAGCGGCTCGCGCAGATCATCGAGTCCATGAGGGATACCGCACTCCGCACTGACGGAGCCGAGGCCGAGCCTCACTCCGACGAGGGGAGCCGCAGCGACCCACCGGACGACCCGCCGCCCATCGCGGCGGTACCAGCCACCACCGGCCCGGCACCAGCCGGGCCTTCTGATTCCAAGGAGCAAACCGTGGCAACCGAATACGTGACGCGCGAGGAAAAGGTTTCTCGCGTCAGTGAACTCAAGGATGAGCTCAGCCGCCTTGCCGTCGAGTATGACGGCGAGCTGCCCGAAGCCGAGCAGGCGAAGTGGGACGCGATGGTGGCTGAGCAGGAGATGCTCGAACGCGCCATCGCGGCGCGGGACAAGCGCGAAGCGCTGGTCCGCGCCAACGCGGAGAAGGAGCGGAATACCGAATCGGTCGGCATCCCGACCCCGACCTTCATCCCCTCCCGGACCATTACCGAGATCAGCGACATCGGCGAGATCCGTTCCAAGTCGCGCAGCGAAGAGGAGTTCCACCAGGGACTCCGCGACAACGCGATGCGCTCGGTCGAGCGGGCGAAATTCCCGCATCCGGGTGCCGATCAGGCCGGTGCGCAGTCGCACATCGCCAACCTGCTCGATTACAAGGACTCCCCCGACAAGGAGCTCGCCCAGCGCATCCTCACGACGGGCACGCCGCTCTACAAGCGGACCTTCAACAAGCTCGTCTCCGGTGTCCAGCTCTCCCCCGAGGAGCAGCGCGCCGCGGCCCTCGCCGTGACGGGCACCACGACGACCGGCGGTTTCGCCGTGCCCTACGTCTTCGACCCCACCATCATCGCCATCGGCGCGCACACGAGCGTCATGCCGTACCGCGTCGCCTGCCGCAACGAGACGATCGTCGGCGGCAACAACTGGCGAGCCGTTACGGCAACGGCCGTCGTCGCGGCCTACCAGGCTGAGGCCGCGGCCGAGGGCGAGCAGGGGCCGACGTTCGGTCAGCCCACGTACACCGTCCAGCGTGCCAGCGCCTTCGCCACCGTCTCCTACGAGACGCTCCAGGACCGCCCGGATATCGGCGCCGAGCTTTCGGTGCTCTTCCAGGAGGCCAAGGACACGCTCGAAGAGGCGCAGTTCACCACCGGCGTCGGGACGACGGTCTATCCCGAGGGCATGTTCCTCGACGGCGCCTTCACGGCCATCGAGACCGTCACGAACAACGTCTACGCGATCGCCGACGTCTATGCCCTGGAGAGCGGACTGCCGTCTCGTCATCGCGCCGGTGCGGCATGGTTCTTCAACCGCTCCGTCATCCACACCACCCAGGGCTTCGAGTCCGTCAACGGCATCCTGTTCGGCGGCACGAACTACGCGGCCGTCGGCACGATCGCCACGAACCCCGGTGGCAACACCGGCCTGCGCCTGCTCGGCTACCCGGTTTGGGAGGTGCCCTCGGCATCGGCCCTGATCACCACGAGCGCCGCGATCATCGGCGTCTTCTGTGATCCGAAGAAGTACGTGATCGTGGACCGCGCGGGCATGAACGTGGAGATCATCCCGCACATGCTCAACGGTGCCACCCCGAGCTTCCCGACCGGCCAGCGTGGCGTCTTCGCCATCTGGCGCAACACGGCCCGGGTGCTCGACGTGGGTGCCGGCCGCCAGATCAAGGTCAACGCTCCGTAAGTCTCTCAGGGACCGGGGCGGGTTTCACCTCCCCGCCCCGGTCCCTTCCCGATCAGGAGATACCCATGGCGAAATACAACCCTCCGGTGTTCGTTGCCCTTGATTCGTTTGCCTGCGAGATCGACGGCGAGCGCCTCCATTTCGTGAAGGGCGACCCGATCGAGTCCGGCCACCCGGCCGTCCTGCAGTATCCCCACCTGTTCGGCCCGCTCGTCTTCCGCTATCCCGTCAGGGACCGAATCGAACAGGCGACGGCCACGCCGGGTGAGAAGCGAGGCGCGTGATGGGCTACGGGTACACGAACGTCTCCGCCACCACGGCGGCGGTCGCCAACCGCTTCGTCGCCTCGACGAACATGATCGTCGGCACCTACACCGTCGCCAACCCGAGCCCGGTCTGGGCGGGCGCCTGCCTCGTCACCGTCACTCATACGACGGCGACCGGTACCGACACGCTCGGCACCATCGCCATCGTCGGGACCGACATCAATAATCGGGCACTTACCGAGACGATCACGCCAGTCGCTGATGCCGTCGCGACCGGCACGAAATTCTTCCGCACGATTACCACGATCACCGGCGCGGGCTGGGTCATCAACGGCGGCAATGACACGATCGTCGTGGGTTGCGCGGCCGGGGCCTACGTCGCCACCAGCGCTGGCACGCTCCGGGCGCTCGTCGTCAACACCACCGCTGCCGCCACCGTTGTCCTCTCCGATCAGAAGGGCACGATCGCCACGCTCAAGGCGAGCATCGCCGAGAACACCTACTACTACGATGTGGACTACGCGGGTTATCTGAAGATCGCGACGACGAGTACCAACGATGTGACCGCGATCCACACGGCAACTCTGCCTACCTCTTACTCCCTGTGATCGGTCCCGTGAACCCGAACCTCATCGCCGCCCCGGCGACGAGCAAGGAGCGGCGCAGCGCCGCCCTGGTCCAGCGTCTCACCGGCTTCGATGCCGACCATGCGCTGGAGTTCGTGCGCCTCTTCGAATGGCAGATCCGCACCTCGCCCGGTGGGGCCGAGGGGCTGCTGCGACGGAGACGGGCATGAAGATCAAGCCGGGGCACCGACGCGACTTCACGGCCTACCTCCACTGGTCGCGGACCCATCTCGGCATCCGTGCCGCAGTCCCGCGCATCGAGCGCGGCGGTGCCTCCGCCCTCCAGGTGTTCGTGGAATACGAGTCCACGGGCAGGTTGCGACCCACCCGCCAGCCTCGGCTCCTGCGGGCCGTCCTCGAAGGCAAGGCCGACCTCAACCGGCAGGTTCGTGATTGGGCATCGGGCTATATCGACTGCGGCGGCTGGACGTACCTCCGGTATGTCCGCCGGTTCGGTCTCCGGTGCGTGCCGGCCTGGGCCTTCGACGCGGCGCGTCGGCTCCACCTTCGGGAGTTGGCGGCATGACCATCCCCATCCTCACTACCGTCCGCCACTGGTATTGCCCGAACTGCGGGCTGACCGACACGACGAAGGAGGCACGCCCGCACATCCGCATGCACACCTGTCCGAAGTTGCGCGGCCTGTCCGCGCCGATGCTGCCCGCCGGGGTGGCCGCGAAGGTCACCGCTCACGAGCGGGAGGATTACGTCAACGGTGAAGACGTGCAGACCGACGAGAACGGTCGGCCGGTCATGTCCATCGTCACCACTCGCGATGAAGGGCAGGACGTCATCGTCCTCGCCCCGACAGCCCACGCAAAGGTTAGCTAGGAGTAACGAGAAATGGCCTGGACCAATAGCAAGATCTTCAGCGCGACGATGGAAGACGTGCTGGAGAACACGACTGCCATCGACCTCAA